GTGGCGGCGGCTGAAGGAGTGGCTGGGGCGGGGGGCGATTGACACGCGGGGGATGGACGCGAAGGGGCGGCTGGCGGCGGATTTGGCGGGGCCGGGGTTTCATTTGCGGAACAACAAGTTGGTGCTGGAGTCGAAGGAGTCGATGGCGAAGCGGGGGGTGGCGTCGCCGGATGACGGGGATGCGCTGGCGCTGACGTTTGCGCTGCCGGTGGCGCCGCGGGGGGACCAGGCGGCGGCGGGGGGCGGGCGGTGGTTGCCGGCGGCGTCGTGGCAGGCGTGACGCGCCATGTCAAGCGTGACTTGACGACCTCCAGCGCGCGTGCCACACTCCGTCCATGAATCTGCTGGAATCCTTGATTACGCAACAGGTGAACGCGTCCGTCGTGACGACGCTCAGTCGGACGACGGATAAAATCGCGGAGCAGTTGGCGGCGGAAATCCTGAAAGAGCCCGAGTTTCGCGCGCGCATGCGCGAGTTGGTGAAGCGCGCGTTCGACCATGCCTTAGCGAGCCTCGATGCCCCGGCGCCCACGCCCTAACCTGTTCACGCCGCCGCACCCGGGCGCGTTCATCCGCACCGAGATCTTTGCCCCCCTGGATTTGACCGTGACCGCGGCGGCCGCGGTGCTCGGCGTGTCGCGGCAGTCCCTGTCGAACGTGCTGACGGGGGCGGCGGCGCTGTCCGGCGATCTGGCGGTGCGCCTCGACAAGGCGTTCGGCGTCGACCTGGAGACGTTGCTGCAGATGCAGGCGTCGTATGACATCGCCGCGGTGCGCCGGCGGGCGGGGGCGATCCACGTGCGCCGCTACCGGCCAGCGACGCGGCGGCGGCACCAGGCCTATCAGGCGACGCGGGCGCTGCTCGGCACCGAGTCGGGACCGGTCGTCGATGTCCCCCGCCGCCGCTAATCCCGCATGAAAACGTATTGGCTCTCGTTTGTGGATGGCGCCCGCCCGCTGGGACAGCAGTTCCTGGGCGTGGCGATTGTGCAGGTGCGGAAGGCCGACGCGGTCGCCGCCCGTGCGCACCTGCCCCCACAAGCCAAACCAGGGTCGGAGTGGGTCGCCGCCGCGATCCGGCGCGCGTGGCTGCTGGGCTGTAATCCGGGCGGTGAGATGGCGGTCACCGAGCTGCCCGCTGAGGCGTTGCCGCCTCCCGAGTGGATGCACCGGCTCTTATCACGCGGCGAGATCGCCGAACTGGAGCGCGTGATGGCGAGTCAACGCCCGGTGTAGAATGCGGCGCATGAGCGACACAGGGACAGACCGTCAGGCCGCGGTGACGACCCAGAAGGCGGGGCTCATTGCGTATCTGCGCTTGAAGGTGGACAGCGGCGACTGGCACGGGGTGATGGACGCCGCGGCGGATATCCGCGAGCTCGAGGCGCGGGTCGACGAACTCGCGCGCGCCACGGCGGGCGATCAGACGATCGTCTGTGCGGAGGGGATCGGGCCCGGGGCCGAGCCGTGCACGTTGCCGGCGGGGCACGCGGGCGCGCATCAGAGCGCGGCAGGCTGGACGACGGGCAACCGGCGATGAGTCCGGCCCGATCACGCGCGCAGCAGCGCTTGTTCCAGGCCGCGGAACACGGCGCGACGTTTCCGAAAGCCGAGAAGCTGCGCGCCTCGATGCCGAAAGCGAAGTTGCGCGAATTCGCGGTCGGTTCAGAGAAAAGCAAACCGGAACACGTCACCAGCTACGCGGCACGGCTGAAAGCGAAGGCGCGATGAACGGCCGCGCCGCGCGTGCGCTGCGGCGTGACGTGCGGCGCACCGTCGGCGAAGAAGCGATCAGTATCATCGACGCGCAGACCAACGCGATCAATCACCAGATCCTCCCCAATCTCAACGCCTCGACGGCCCGACTCGAGCACGTCGACGACCGACTGCACGCGCTCGAGCTCCACGCGCACGGCAGCGAAGACCGCATCGCGTCGGCGCGGCAAGAGTGCGCCGAAGCCCTGCGGCGGCTGGAGACGCGGGTGTCGCTGCTCGAGGGGTTATGCGTCGTGCTCGATGATCAGGTAGCGACGGTGCGTGACGGCCAGCGCGGCCTGCTGCCGAGAAACCTGCCCCTGTCCCTGCGCCTCCGGTGGCTGGTGTGCGGCCGATGAGTCAAGCCGACGACGACTTCATCAAGCTCGCGCGCGACCGCTTCAAGCAAGCGGAGGACGCGGATCTCGAACAGCGCAAGCGCGAGCTCGACGATCTGCGCTTCTATGCCGGGGATCAATGGTCGCGCGAAGCGAAGATGCAGCGCGAAGGCCAGCAAGCCGTCGGGGGGCTCCCGCCGACCCCGGAACGGCCGACGCTCACCATCAACAAAGTCCGTGAACCCGTGCGCCAGGTGCTCAATCAGGAAGAGGGCGCGGAATTCACGATCACGATTGCGGCGGCGGAAGATTTCGGGCCGCTGGCCACGCCGAATCCCGATCGCGATCGCGAGATTGACGTGCGCGAAGGGCTCGTGCGTGGGATTCAGCGCGCGCCCGAGGCGACGGATGCGCGGCTCTGGGCGGCGTCGCGCGCGGCCATCGCCGGCCGCGGCTACTACGGCGTGATGACGCGGTATCTCGCGGGGAAAACGATGGATCAGGAGGTCTACATCCATCGCTATTACAACCAGGCGAGCGTCAGCCTCGATCCGGCGCACGAACAACCGGACGGCAGCGATGCCGAGTGGGGCTTCGTCGGCATCGATATGCCGATCGCGCAGTACGAGGCGGAATTCGGCACGAACCGCGTGACGCGCGCGGCGACCGCGAGCGACATGGAGTGGCGCGCGCTCGGCGACGAAGCCCCGGGCTGGTTTTCGAATACGAACGAGCTCACGAAGTCGGTGCGCGTGGTGGATTACTGGTATACCGAGCGCGAGGACCGCACGCTCTGCACGCTGCTCGACGGCACGTTCGCGTGGCAGGACGAACTGCCGGCCGACGCGCCGCCGCCGCTCGACACGCGCCGCGTCACCGAGAAACACATCAAATTCGCGAAGATCGACGGGATTCAAAAATTAGACGAGACAGACTGGGAAAGTCCCGATATTCCGATCGTGAAGGTGCTCGGTGAAGAGCTCCATCCGTACGACCAGGAGCGGCGGGCCGAAGGCATGGTGCGGCCGGCGCGCGATTCCAATATGGGCTTCAACTCGATGGTCTCGAAACTCGTCGAGACGATCGGGCTGACGCCGATTCCGCCGTGGATGGTGGCCGAGGGGACGTGGGAAGTCTATCGCGCGTGGTATCAGGCGGCGACGACGCGCACGTTGCCGGCGCTGCCGTACAAGACCACGGATCTGATGGGGAATCCGGCGCCGCCGCCGTTCCGCACGCCGGTCGACACGCCGATCAACGACCTGGCGGTCTCGGTGCAGATGTTTGATCAGGCGATCAAGAGCACGACGGGCGTGCCGGATGCCAATATCGGGCGTCAGGACAGCAGCATCCGCAGCGGCAAGATGGCCCAGGTGCTCATCGCGCAGTCGCAACACGGCACGGGGCATTTTCTCAACAACCTGCGCCGGTCGATGCGCTACGAAGGCCAGATCGTCAACAACCTGCTCTATCCGATCTACGGGAAGCGGCCCGGCCGCCTGGCGCGGATCATCAACGGCCAGGGCGAACCCGAAACCGTGCAGATTGGACAGCCGCCATTCGCCGCGCCGATGGGGGCGCCCACGGGGCCGATGCCGGGTCAGCCGGGACTGCTGCCGCCCATGAGTCCCGCGGGCCTGCCGGGGCCGATGGGCGCCCCGCCGCCACCGGGTGGGATGATGCGCCCGGCGCTGCCGCCGCCGTCGCCGCCCGTCTACACATTGAGCCCCGATGCCACGTTCAACGTGGTGGTCCGCGTCACGAAAGCTTTCGATAGCCGCCGCCAGGAAGAAGCGTCGATGATGGCGGATTTGATTCAAGCGAATCCGCAGCTGATCACCTGGTTCGGCGATTTGTTCCTCAAGAACCAGGACGGGCCTGGGCATCTCGAGATGGCCGAGCGCGCGAAGGTGATGTTGGCGCCGCCGATTCAGCAGATGCTGACGCAGCAGGCGCAGGGCCACGGCGCGATTCCGCCGCCGATCGCCGCGCAGATGCAGCAACTGCAGCAGCGCCTGCAGGACGCCGAGAAACTGCTGCAGCACGCGTCGCAGGAACTGCAGTCGGATAGCGCGAAGTATCAGACCGAGCTGCGCAAGACGCAGATGGAGCTCGAGTCGAAGGAACGCATCGCCGCGCTCGACCGCGAGACGAAAATCACCGTCGCCGAGCTCGGGGCGAAGGTCGATCGGCTGTCGCTGTTCCTCGAGGAGCGGGCGCGCATCGGCGCGCAGCAACAGGACGCGCAGCAGGCGGCGATGGACCGCGCGCATGACAGCGCGATCTCCGCCCAGGAGCATGGGCAGGGTCTGCAGGCGGGTCAGCAAGCCGCGCAGGCCGCCCCGATGGCTGAACCACCGACCGTGGCGCCGACCGGCGCGTAAGGCGTCGCCCGCCGCCGAGACCGTCAAATCCTTGACGCGACCAGTCAAATTCTTGACACTGCCGGGGAGGCGGGGGCACACTACAGGCCATCCGTGGCCGACGAACTGCCTGTTCCAAGCGCCGAGACGCCGCCGGCTGAGACGCCGGAACTATCGCTCGCCGATCACGAACAGCAATTTTCCGCGAAAGCCCGGACCGACCGGGAACCGCCCGCCGCGGATGACACGTCGGACCCGTCCGCCCCGCCCAACGCAACCGAGCCCGCCGCCGGCGAGCGCACCCGCGGCGACGACGGCAAGTTTCTCCCGAACAAGCGCGCGAAGAGCGCCCAGGCGACGCCCGCCGACGTCCCGCGCATTCAGGAACTGACGCGGAAGCTCCGCGAGCGCGACGCCGAACTCGAATCCCTGCGCCGCCCCGCCGCGGCCCCGCCGCGCGCCGCTCCAGCGCCGGCACCAGCCCCGCCCGCGGCGACGGCGCAGGCCCCCCGCCTGCAGGCCTTCATCGACCAGCTGAAGCCCGAGGAAGATTACAACCTCGCCGTCGAACGCCACGCCGAAGCGATGGCGGATTACACGATCTGGCGGCGCGAGCAGGCCCTCCAGCAGCAGCAGGCCGAGCGCCAGTTCGCGCAGACGTTCTCGCAGAAAGTACAAGGCGCCCGCGAGCGGTATCAGGACTTCGATGAGGTCGCGCTCCAGGCGCCCTCGACCATCCCGCCGGGCAGTCTGGTCGACCGCTGGATCTGGGAGCACAAAACCGGCGCCGATGTGCTCTATCATTTTCAAAAGCACCCGGACGAGCTGCCGCAGGTCCTCGCCTTGCCGCCGCTCGACCAACTGGAAACCTTGGCGCTGCTCGCGCAGCGAGTCTCTGCGTCCCCGCGCGGAAAGGCCGTCGCCACCGGATCGACCGCCGCGCCCGTGAACTCTCAGGTACCACGCCCGCCTAATCCGGTGCGGACAGGTCCGATGCGCGGTGGTGACGAACCGCCGGGCGCCGACGCCTCGCTCTCCGCCCACGAACAGTTCTACTACGGGAGCAAGCGCCGCCGGGCCTGATCGGTCGTCCCGCCGAAGAGGCGGACGTGAATACATTTATCAGCCCGTCGTGGGTCACGACGGATGTCGCCGTCAATTTCAAGAACAATCTCAAGCTGATCGGCCAGTTCGACCGCTCGTGGGATCGCACCTGGGAAAACGATCCCGGCGGCGCGAAAATCGGCTACACGGTGCAGGCCCGCATTCAACAGCGCTGGGTCGTCACCGAAGGCCAGGCGCTCGTCCAGCAGGCCATCTACAACCAGACCGTCCCGATCACCGTGAACCACCAATTTCAGGTGGGCTGCGGCTGGTCGAGCGCCGACGACCGCCTACTGGTCGAAGAGGTGCAGGACCGCTACACGAAGCCGGCCGGCATGGCGCAGGCGAACAAGTGGGACGTCGTCGCCGGCGCCGAGGTCTACAAGTCGGTCTATTACTCGGCCGGCTCCCCGGGCACGCCGCTGAGTGCGGAAGGCACCTACACCGATGCGGTCGCGAAGCTCCGCAACGTCGGGGTGCCGGATGAATTCTGCGCGGTGCTCGACCCGAAGAGCCAGAGCGCCATCCTGAAAACGGCGTTCACGCAGTTCAATCCGCAGAACCAGATCACCACGTACTGGAAGACGGGCCAGTTCTCCGGCGCCGCGCTCGGCGTCGACGAGTGGTACTGGGATCCGAACATCCCGACGCACACGACCGGCACGTTTACCGCCTCGACGCCACTGGTGAACAGCGCCGGCCAGACCGGCAGCACGATCACGACGAGCGGCTGGGGCACGTATGCCTTGAAAGCGGGCGACGTGTTCACGATTGCCGGCGTCAACGCCGTGAACCCGGTCAGCTACATCGACACGGGCGACCTCCAGCAGTTTGTGCTGGTGGCGGATGTCGCGGGCACCTCCACAGCCACGCTCACGATCAGCCCGCCGATCATCACCTCGGGCGGCCTGCAGACCGTCACCGCCTCACCGGCCAACAACGCGAGCATCCTGTTTCTCGGCTCGACGGGCGCCGTGGGCGGCACGATGTCGGCGCAGACCAGCAAGCAGTCGCTGATCTTCAACCCGGCCGCGTTCGCGTTCGTCATGGTGGATCTGCCGTCGAAGCTGCCCGGCGCGAACGCCGCGCGCAAGAACGACAAGGAGACGGGCGTCTCGATGCGCTGGGTCGAGCAGTACAACATTCAGACGGATCAGATGCCGAGCAGAATCGACACCATTGGCGGCGTCGCCTCGGTGTTGCCGTACTTCGCCATCAGAATGTGGAGCTGACATCATGGCCCTGACACAAACCACTCTCACCAGCGCCATCAGCGCCTCGCAGATCACCTTCGGCGTCACCTCGACGTCGACGGGCTTCCCGGTCGTCGGCACGCAGAACGCGCAGCCGCCGCAGCCGGTCCAGATCGATGGCGAATTCATGTACGTGACCGGCGTCCCGGTCGCGAACACCATCACCGTGCGCTGCCGCGGCGCCGAAGGCACCGCCGCCGTCGCGCACGATGTGCTGGCACCCGTGATCACGTCGTCCAACCCGAATGACTTCGGGGCGATTCCGCCGGGAGATCTGGTCTTGATCGATCAGAGCATCGACAATCCGGTCACGATCGGCCAGGACGGTGTGATCCCGCAGCCAAATGGCCCGGTGGTCTACAACATCAACAAGGCGACCGCAGCGGCGCTGACACTGGCGGCGCCCGCGTTCACCTTGAACGGCACGCGCGTCGTGATTACGTCGCAGACGGCGGCGGCGCACGTCATCACGGCGACGACGCTGCTGGCCGATGCCGTGACGGGATCGCCGCATACAACCGCGACGTTCGCGGCGTTCAAGGGCGCGTCGATCACGCTGTTCGCCGAGAACGGCCTGTGGCACGTGACCAGTGCGGTGGGCGTCGTCGTCACGTAGTCCGTTCAGCGCGGTATTTGAGGTGTCTTGTAGACCGCCTGCGCTCGTTCAGCGTGGGCGGTCGGAGCTAACACATGATCCTGCACTCGCCTGAGAGCACGTACGCCAAAGAGCGCCGCAAGTGGGAGGCCCAGCACTCCGAGCTGGGGCCCGGTGAAAAGCCGTGGGTGTTTCGCGAATATCCAACGTGGATGTATCGCGCGAACAGTCCGACGACCATCGAGGCTAGTGAAATCGCCGACGATGAACAGCAGGCGGCGTTACTGAAAGGCCGCGGGTTCATGCCGACGCCGCTGGCGGCGCTCGCGGCGCACGAGCAGCAGGCCCTCGAATACGCCAAGCTCGCCGCCGAACGCGAGCATGAGATCAAATACAAACTATCCGAGAAAGCCACGGCCGAAGTGCGGGCGGCGGAAGCCGAGTACTCCGGTCACATGCCGAGTGTGCCCGTGACGCCGATGCCGCCGAAGAGCGGGCTGGCGGCCTGGGCCGGCGGCAAAAAGGAGAAGTAATGGCGACACCGACTGCCTTCCCCTCGTGGGCCTACAACCCCACGCAACCGGCCGTGGTGGTGAAGAGTCTCGACGTCTTCAACATCCTGCCGCCCCCGGGCCGCTGGAGCGCCACGCCCTACGACGGCAATCCGCCGCAACTGCCGGAGATCGATCCGCCTGGGACGCCGCTGGCCGCGATGCTGGCGATCCTGCTGCTGTTGACGCAGCGGTTGCCGGAACCGCCCGCGGCGGTGCGCGCCACGGCCGCCGATGAGCGCACGCATGCGGAGAAGGAGCATGCCGAGAAAGAGGCCGCGGAGAAGGACGCGGCCGACAAGGAGCACGGCCACCGCCGGCACGCGGAGATCGAAGAGCCCGCGGAGTCCGAGCCCACGCCGAAACCGCGCAACCATCGCGGGAAGGAGTGAGGCATGCCCGCGCCTGACGGCTACCCGTCGTGGGTCTACCATCCCACACGGCCAGAACTGGTCGTGCAGACGGTCACGGCGCTGAATGCGCTGCCCGATCGGGGGAACTGGAGTGCGGTCCCCTATCCCGGCAATCCGCCGAAGCCGCCCGCGCGCGCCAGCGGGATCGGGTCGGAACTGGAGGCCCTGGCGGCGGTGACGGCGCTGCTGACGACCCGGTGCCCGGTGTGACGCGATGAGCGGCACGGCGCAGACCTACATCACCCAGGCGTTTCAAAATCTCAACGTGTTCCAGCCGGGGATCACGCTCCCGCCGGCGATCGCGGCGGATGCGCTGACGCGCCTGAATCTGATGATGAGCACCTGGTCGCAGCAACTGGAGGCCTACGCGATCATCACGCAGGCGGTGCCGCTCGTCGCCAATAAACGGGTCTACACCTGGGGCCTGCCCGGGGGCGACATCGCCACGCCGAAACCGTCCAATCAGAACAGTCTGCAGCAGGCGACGCTCCAGTTGGGGGGCACGACGCCCGTGGTGGAAGTGCCATTGGCGATCTTGACCGACGATATGTATGCCGCCATCCAGGTCAAAACCTTGCCGAGTATGCAGCCCACGGCGGTGTACTACAGCCCCCTGGTCCCCTTGGCGTTCGTGACCCTCTGGCCGGTCCCGAATAACAGCCTGCACACCCTCGTCATCTTCTTCGAAACCACCTTCGGGCCGTTCGCGGACCTGAACACGACCATCTACACGTTTCCCGATGGCTACGATGAGGCCATCGTCTACAACCTCGAGCGCCGCCTGGCGGGGCCGTATGGGCGCGAGCTGCCGCCGGACGATGCGCTGCTGGCGCGCGAGACGTTCGCGAACATCTTCCGATCCAATGTGCGGCTGTCGGATCTGCCGAGTGATTTCGCGACGGCATTCGGGTCGCGCCATCGGCACGGCTACAACATCGAGAGCGGGACCGGAGGCGGCTCGTGATCAGCACGACACGCGGCCCACTCAATCGCTTCGAGTTGATCACCCCGTCCGATACGGTCGATCTGCCCCGCTATACCCAAACCAAACAACTCACGGACGGCATCTACATCGGGGGGTCCGGGTCAATCGTCGCGCTGATGGCCGATGGGACCACCGCGACGTTTCAAGCCGCGCTGAATGGCACGATCCTCCCGATCGGCGTGCGCCGCGTCAACGCCACTAATACCACGGCGACCGGCTTGATCGCGGTCTACCAGATCTGAGGCAGCAGCCATGAACGGCCCGCTGAATAAATTCGAGGCGATCACGCCGTCCGATACGGTTGATCTGCCGCGCTACAGCCAAACGAAACAATTGACCGATGGCATCTACGTCGGCGGCGGGGCCGGCGTCCTCGTGGCGGTCATGGCGGACAACACGATCTGCACCTTCGCGGGCGCCATCACCGGCCGCATCCTGCCGATTGGGGTGCGCCGCATTAATGCGACGTCGACCTCGGCGACGAACCTCGTCGCGGTCTATCAAATCTGATGGCGCCCTCCGCGCAGAATACCGGGTTGCTCGGCGCCGTCGGCGCGACGGTACGCCTGACGCCGCCCGGGCTCGCCGGGTTCGGCATCCAGATCACCGGCACCTGGGCGGGCACCGTCCAGTTCGAGGGCTCACTGGATGGCGTGACGTTCCAGCCGTTGAGTGCCACGCTCATCAACGGGACGGTGCCGGTCGTCAGTGCCACGGTGAATGGCTTGTGGCAGGCGGCCTCGCCGCTCGTGTCGATGCAAGTGCGGCTGTCGGCGTGGACGTCGGGCCTGGCGGTCGTGACGCTCAATGCGGTGGAAGCGGCGACCGGTGGCGCGGCGGCCGGCGGCGGCGGCGGGGGGGGCGGCGCCGTGACGATTGCCGACGGCGCGGACGCGGCGACGGGCTCGACCACGGATGCCGCCGTGGTGGGCGACAACGCCGGCACCGTCAGCTCGAAGCTGCGCGGGATCAACAAGATTCTCGCGGATGTCTGGGACAGCCTCAACCATCGGTTGCATGTCGTCGTGGACAATACCGCGTCGATCCCGGTCACCATCACGGGCGGGAGCACGGGGAACGGCGCGGCCTCGAATACGGGCGCCGCCGTGCCGACGCAAGCCGACTACGGGGGCGTCAACATCGGGGGCACGTTGCGCGGCGTGACGGCGGTCAACCCGTCGGGCACGGTCTACGCCCAACAGATGGATGTCGCCTCGGTGAATGGGGCGACGGTCGTCACGGGACACGGCCCGGCCGCGGGCGCGCTGCGGGTGGAGCTCCCCACGGACGGGACGGGCGTCGTCACGGCCACGCAGGCGACGGCGTCCGCGTTGAACGCGACGGTGGTCGGCGCCGGCAGTGCGGGCACGCCCACGGGCGGCGTCGTGACGGTGCAAGGCGCCGCGAGCATGACGAAGCTGCTCGTCACGCCCGACAGTGTCGCCCTGCCGGCGAATCAGAGCGTCAACGTGGCGCAAGTCGGGGGCACGAACACCGTCACGGCCGGCCTCGCGGGCACGCTGGCGGTCGGCGGCAACGCGGCGACCAACGTCGCCATCGGCACCAATCCCCTGAACACCGGCGCGCAAGCCGTCTCCGCGGAGAACAGCGCGGTCACGACCGGCCGCATGGTGCAGCTCGTCGCCGACCTGGTCGGCAAACTGATCGTGCTGCCGTACGCGAATCCGGAGAACTTCGTCGCCGGCGCGATTACGACGGCCATGACGGCGACGACGTCCACCTCGCTCGTGGCGGCGCCGGCCGCGGGCCTGCGGAACTACATCACGCAGATCACGGTGTCGAACGCGCACGCGACGGTCGGCACCGACATCGTGATTCAAGATGGCAGTGGCGGCGCGACGCTCTACACGATTCCGGCCGCCGCGGGCTATGGTGGTGCCACGCTCACCTTTCCCGTGCCGTTGCGGCAACCCACCACGGCGACGGCGCTGTTCTGTGCGAACGTGACGACCGGCGCGAGTACGAAAGTCTCGGCCTCGGGCTACAAGGGCGCGTAGATGGCGTTTGCCGTCCCGGTCGTCCTCGGCGTGTTCAGCCCCGGTCAGAATGGCGGGACGTCCACGAACAACTTCAACACAACGGGCTACGACGGCCTGGCGCTCATCATTGCGAACTATACGGTCGGCGCGCTGACGGTCAGCGATAGCAAAGGCGATGCGACGTGGCAGAGTGTGCGCTCGGGCACGACGGCATCCTTCGACACGTCGAACATCTACTGGGCGTGGGATAGCACGAAACGCGGCACCAACCACAACTTCACGGTGACGGGCACGTCCGTCTATCCCGGCGTCATTGTGGTCGGGATGCAGGGCTGTCGCACCTCCTCGAATCCGAAAGATCAATCTGCCACGGCGATTGTCGAGCAAGGCTCCGGCACGACGATCGGCCCGACGATCACGCCGGGCGTCACGGGGACGCTGATCCTGAGCGGCCTCGCGGGCGGCGCCGCCCTGAATACCGACATGACGTTGAGCGCCGCGGATGGCTTCGTGAAGATTGGCGGCTACGACTTCATCGGGGGCACGAACCTCGCGGGCGCGGTCGCGTATCGGCTCGACACGGCGATCGCGAGCGCGACGCCCGTGTGGAGCTGCACGACGTCCACGATCGGCCTCGCGTCCTGCCTCGTGAATTTCATCCCGGCGCCGGCGGCCGTGGCTGGCGTGAAAGGGCTGTCGTTGCTCGGAGCGGGCGCATGACGGCGCGCTGGCGGCGCCTGTGCCGGTGGCTCGGGGCGATCCTGCTCGCGTGGGGCGCGGAGCCGGCGACGGAGCCGGCGCCAGACGAGGACTGGCCCATCGACCCGGCGATTCGGCGGGCGGTGCATCGGGCCTGCGCGGCGGTGGGCCTGCCCGTCGACCAGTTCGCCGATGACTTCGATCTCGAGGAGACGGGCAAGCTCCAGGGCGTCCTGCACTATGCGGCGCGGTTTCTGCGGATCGATCACGGGCTGCACACGGTCGGGGATGTCGTCGTCTTTCTCGATTGGGCGATGAAGGCGCAACGCTGATGTATACCGGCGTGCGGATCCAGTCGGTGAAACCGGAACCGGGCACGACCGGGATCGACGTGATTCTGGTCGCCCGCGGGCCCGACGTGCCGGATGTGCCCGAGGTCGTCGCGCTGACCGGCGTCCCGTTCGATCTCCTGGTCGTGCGGCAGGCCGCGAAGGCCCTCCTCGATCGGCTCAATGCGACGCTGACGGCGCTGGCCGAGGCGCAGGCGCTGGTCGGCACGGCGGTCGATGTCACGGGCCTGCCGGTGCCGCCTGTCCTGCCGTTTCCGCACGTCCCGGAGGGGCGCTGATGCCGCTCTGGCCCAACTTCTGCGGACCCGCCTATCGCGCGCAGTCGGCCACGATCGCGGCCGATCAGTGCCTCAATCTCTATCTGGAAACGACGCGCAATGAGGCGGATCCGAAAAAAGCCGTGCTCTATGGCACACCGGGGCAGCGGTTCCGTGTCGATCTCTTATTCGGCGCCACGCGCGGCTTGTTCTCGCAGGATGGTCGCGTCTTCGGCGTGGCGGCGGGGCAGTTCTTTGAATTCGATCCGATCACCGGCAACCTGCCACACACGGGGCCCGTCGCGAACGACACCAAACGGGTCACCTTCGCGTCGAATGGACAGGGCGGGAATCAACTCGCGGTCTGTTCCGCCAACAATCTCTACATCTTCAACCTGACGACCAACGTCTTGTCGGGGGCGGTCGCGTTGCCGTTTGTGCCGGTGATGGTCGGCTTCATGGACGGCTACTTCTTGGCGAACGAGAAGAACACCATCAAGATGTGGTTCTCGAATCTGGAGAATGGGCTGGTCTGGTCCGCGACCGATTTCTTTGCGCGCTCCTCGACATCCGACAACATCACCGGCTTTGCCGTCAACAACCGGCGCGTCTGGGTGATGGGCAGTAAGACGACAGAAATCTTTCAGGACAGCGGCGACCCGACGACGCCGTTTATTCCCTATCCCGGCACGGTGATCAACGAAGGCACGAATGCCTACGCCTCGATCGTCTGCGTGGCCGACAATGTGCTCTGGGCCGGCAGCACGAATGAATTCGGCGCCTCGCAAATCTTTGCCGCCTCGTCCTTACAGCCGCGCACGATTTCGACGCCGGCGATTAGTTTCCAGATCGGCAGCTCCACGGATGCGACGGAAGCGGAAGCGTTGGCTTATACGCAAAACGGCCACGACTTCATCTGTTGGACCTGGCCATCCTTGGAGCAGACGTGGTGCTATGACCTGACCGAACAGGTCTGGCACCAGCGGGCGAAAGCCCTCGCATCGGGCTTGGACGCGTACACCTTCACGCGCTGGCCGGCGCGGACCTGTTGTACGTTTTTGCAGGCGGGCGGCAGTCAGCCCACGGTGTTGGTCGGCCAGTGGGCGACGGCCCGGCTCTGTCAATTGGATTTGAGTTACAACTACGATGCGGAGGTCGGCGCGACGCCGATCCCGATTGTCCGGCAGCGCATCGCGCCCTATCTCAGCGCCGAGAACCAGTGGATCTTCATTCAGCAAATTGAACTCGGGATCGCGGCGCAGACGGGCGGGATGCCGCCCGGACAGGTCGTGTTATTCGTGAGTGGTGACAACGGCAATACGGTCTCGCCCTCAGCCGTCGCGGCGGCGACCCTGCAGATGGATGGGACGGCCGTCGCGCAGTGGTTTCAACTCGGCCGCTTTCGGGCCGATCGGTTGCTGATCATCGTGCGCCAGGCCGGGGATCCGGTGTGTGTGTGGGGGCCTGGGTTGTTCATCCGAGCACAACCAGGTACGGGCCTCCTCTGATGGGCAAGCCGGTCCCGCCGTTCGTGACGCCGATTGTCGGGCAGGATGGCCTCGTCCGGGCGGATCCGTGGCAGAAATACTTTACCAATCTCTACGCCGAAGGATTATGGACGCCGATCCTCGGCGGCAGTTCTAGCACGTCGGGGCAAACCTACACCGCCCAGGCGGGCCGCTATATCAAGGTCGGCCGCCAGGTCACGCTGACGGCGCAAATCGGCCTGTCGGCGAAAGGCACGCTCGGCGGGAATATCGTCATCAGCCCGCTGCCGTTTCGGTCGGAAAAGCATACGAGCGGCATTCCCTATTGGCTGGGCACGGCGCTGTATTCCAATCTGGCCACCAGTTGGTCATCGTTGGCGGTGCTGCTGACGCCGGACATGGTCGCGGCGTTTCTCTATGGCACGCCGGCCGGCGGCGCGACGTCGCAGGCGTTTCTGACCACGGCCGATATCGGCAACAGCACGGGGATCGTCGTCACGCTCAGCTATCTGTCACAGGTATAAGCCATGGCGTTCTACGACGTCGACACACCGGTCGATCACGCGCAGCAGACGCAGCAGCAACAGGCGTCGCAACGCATGCGGAGCGATCCCGATATTCAGAATGCGATGCGGGGCGTGTTCACGGGCAAGTATGCCGCGGCGGCGCAGCAACTGCCGGCCGCGTGGCCGCCGCAAATCCGGAACGCCGTGATGGCGCATACCATCGCGTCGGACAAAGGCATCAACGACAGCGGCCTGGATGCGACGAACAACTGGGCGCCGACGAACACCGGGACGCCGTTTGTGGTGCAGATTGCGCCGTATGTGGTCGGCGGGATTGCGACGGCTGGCGCGGCGGGCGCGTTCGGGAGCGGGAGTGGCGCGGCGAACGCGGGCGCTGACGTGGGCGCCTCGACGACGGTGCCTGAACTCGGGGCCGGCGGTGCGTCTTCGTTCGCGGGCCTGCCGGCGGCTGGTGCCTCGACCGTGCCGACCGCAGCCGCGCCGGCCGCGACCGCCAGTGACTTACTCGCCAGTGGCGATGCCATCGCGAACGTGGGTGCGCCAGGAAATACCCTCGCAGACATCGCGGCGAACAGCGGTGGGAGCGGCGGAATCACGTCCTGGCTGACGAAGACGTTCGGCAGCGGTCCCGGTATCGCCGCCCTCGCGAACGTCTTCGGCAACATCTATGCGGCCAACAAGCAGGCCGGCGCGTCCGACGCTGCCCTCGCGCAGCAGCAGAAGCAGTTCGATGCCGCGCTCGCGGTCGCGAAGGAAGAGCAGACCTACAACCGAAACCAATACGGCGACTATCTCGGGCGCCTCGCCCCGTACGAGGCGACGGGCGGCGAAGCGAATGCTCGCCTGTCGCAATACATGGGCACGCCGAACGCCTCGGGCGGGACGAACGTCCCGTCCACCGTGTCCGCGCCGCCGCCGCCACCAGGCAGCGGTCCGGCGGCCTCGGTGGGGCCTCCTCCAAGCGCGCCAGCGAGCGCGCCGCCGGCCACCGTGGCGCCGACCACCAGCGGGGCGACCGTGCGGATGCGCGGGCCTGATGGCAGCGAGCAGGACGTCCCGGCCGCCTACGTGCAGCATTACAAAGATCTCGGCGCCACCGTCATCGGCAACCGCTACACCACGATGGGGCAACAGTAATGGCCGCGCCTACCCTCACCGACGATCAGGGCAATCCCACGTCATCGGGCGATAACTTTTTCGACAAGAATCCGCCGCCAGCCACGGATCCGGCGTGGTCTGACAGCATCAACGCGCTCTACCAGAAATATCTCGGCCGCAACGCCTTGCCAGATGATGCGATCAAGTGGCAGAACGGCACCTACGGCGCCACGGACCTCGCCGGCATCGAAGCGCAGATCAAGGGCAGCGGCGAAGCGCAGGCCTACGCCGCCAAGCAGGGCGGCACGGGCGGCGGCGCCAGCAGCGGCCTCGGCTGGATTGACGATGCGCTGAAGACGGCGCAGTCCACCGACGATCCGGCCTACTGGCGCGACGTCATCAGCAAAGATCCGAAGGTCGCCGCCGGCGATGCCTCCGCGATTGCCTACTGGAAGGACCGCATCGCCCGCGGCGATGGCGCGCTGGCGGTTCGCAATGGGACCGTGCAGAAGTTTCAGGACAGCGGCAGCACGGGCAGCGGATCGAGCGCGGGCCTCGCCGGCGCGAGCGGTGGGGCGGCGCCAGGGTCGCTGCAAGCCTACGGCGTGCCCACCACGCCCTACCAGTCGCAGCCGTGGACCGGCGGCGATTGGAAACAGCCGCCGCTCCCCTCGGTGCTCCAGACGCCGTATGTGCCGCCGACGTGGACCGGCGGCCAGTTCACGTCACCGGGCGCGTTCGTCGCGCCGACGGTGGGCGATGCGCTGAGAACCGGCAATACATACGACCCCGCCAAGTTGCCGCACTTCGCCCGCGGCGTGCAGGATTTCAGCGGCGGCCAAGCGGTCGTAGGGGAGCAGGGACCGGAGACGGTCACGCTGCCGCCTGGGAGCAGCGTCACGCCCAACGCGACACCAGAGCAACAACAGGCACTGGCGAATATCCCACAAGGGACCTACCAGAACTGGCAGGCCAATCAGCAACGACAGCAACAGCAACAGCAGGCGAATGCCTATGCCCAAGCCGCGGGCGGCGGCCTGGCGAAACAAGGATTCAACGAAGACGGCTCGCCCTATCAGCCAGCGCAAGGAACCGCGCAGGCGGCGGGCAGCGGCGCCGCAGGCAGTGCCGCCGCGCCCGCGTGGGGTTCCTTCTATGCGCCGTCGCAGATTGATGAGCAGAACGACCCTGGCTATCAGGCGCGGCTCGATCTCGATCAGCAGGCGCGGCAACGCAGCGCGGCGGCGCAAGGTTCGGTGCTGAGCGGGGGCACGCAGCTCGCGCTCGGACGCGCCGCACAGGACTACGCCAGCAACGAATACCAGAACGTCTACAACCGCGCGCTCTCGGCACGGCAGCAGAACGTCGGCGAATATCAGAATCAATTCAACAATGCCCTCGGCGCGCAGGGGCAGAACTTTAACCAGGCGTTGGCCGGCTACCAGGCGAACTACGGCAACTATCTGGGGCAGGCCAACCTCGACTTATTGGGGCGGCAGCAGAACCAAAACGAATATCTCAACAACCAAGTGAATCCGTCGCTGACGAGCTACCAGAATCAGTACGCGCAGTACTTGCAGGGCCAGCAGCAGGGGCTGAACGATTACCTGACGAACTACGGCATTAACCGCACGGGCGTACAGGATTTCTTCAATCAAAACAATGCCGTGGCGAATCGCGGCCTGAGTGCGGCGCTCGGCACGCGGTATACGGGGTAACGACATGGCCTCGATCGCAGATATTCTCATCGCGAAGGGCAACGCCGCCGCCGCCGGCACGCTGCAACGCGGCAACATCTATGCGGACCTGATCCGCAATCTGTCCTCGATTCCAGGGCAGGCGATTCAGCAGCAGCGGCAGCTCGAGCAGGATCAACTCAAGCGGCAGGAGCTGCAGCAGAACCTGCAAGTCGGCCAGCAGAACCTCCAACTGGGCGGCCTGAAGATCGACGAGGCACGACGGCAGCAACAGGACCGTGATTATCTCGGCTCGCTGCTGAACGATCCGACCGTGATCGATCCGAATAGCGGACGGCCCAATCAAGCGGCGTTGATGCAACGGGCGCAAGAGGCGGGACATGGCCATCAACTCGGGCAAATCGCGGACCTGACCGATCATCTCAACAAGAGCATCGACGACGCCGAGGCCCGTGCCGATGCCGACCGAAAACGCGATCTCGAAGGCTTCGGGCAGACCGGCAAAAAACTCGCGGCGGGCGGCTACGATCCGGGATCGTTCCATACCGCCGTCACCTTCTATGCGAATCCGAAACGGCCTGGTGGGGCGCTGATTCCAGCGGACCAGGCGAATCAATATCTCCAGACCGACGACCCGGCCCAGATCGAGTCCATCGTCAACGGCTGGCGGGCGGGCACCTCGGCTGAGATGAAGCCGGTCAAGCTCGAAAAAGACACGGTCCTCGTGAACCCTGAGAAGCCGACCGCCGCGCCGATCCTCGCGGGGCCGAAGGGCGCCCCGACAGAAACCGAACTCGCCTTGACTGCGGCAGGCGGTGATCCCGTCAAGGCGATGAGCCTGCTGAAGCCGCCCCCCCCGCCCCGGCCGATTGACGAACAACTCCTCGAGGCCGTGACGAAAGGTGATCGGCAGGCGATCAACAACATCAGCACGGCGATGCGGACGAGCGCGCTCGCGAGGCAGGATCCGGCTGCCGCGGCGCTCGCGTTGCAGTTGAAGAATCTGAGCGTCAACGAAGCGCAGGCGCGGCTCGACAAGCTGCGCGAGGACGCCAAGCCGCTTGACATCACGCCGAATATTCAGACGACCGTGACCGGCAAGCAATATCTGGACGGCTCGACCTACACGGGCAGCGCGCATGAAAAGGCGGTCGCGGCTGCCGGGGCCGCCGGCGTCCCGATCGTCAACAAGGAGCAGGCCGACGCGCTCTCCCAGGTGGACAACGCCCGCGCCAATCAGCGCGACATCCTGTCGCAGATCGAATCGGTCGTGCCGGAAAGTGCGGCCGGTCGACCGGGGGCGTGGATTTCGAAGAAGCTGGCCGACGTCTTTCAAACGGACGACCAGAAAGCGGCCTTCGGATCGTGGCGCACAGCGGCGATCAACACGTTGCGCGCGACGGCCGGCGCCAAGGGCTTACGGATCAATCAAGCCGAAATTTCGCAGGCGATCGAGAATGACATTCCGAAGCTGACCGATACGCTCGGCGTCGCACGCCAGAAAGTGGCGAACATCACCACGCTCCTCAACAACGTGGAAAATTCGATTGTCGTGCGCAATCGCGCCGTCGCGCCCGCCGCGCCGCCCACGGGCGGGACTCCGGCGGCGCCAGCCGCGCCCGGGTTATCGCCAGGCCTCCAAGGCCTGATGAACAGGTGAGCCCATGCCCGAGACTTTGACCGCTGACGATTACGGGCAGTTGTATCAGATGCTGACCGCGAACGATGCGGCGGTCCGGGCCGCCGGCCTGAAGATGTCGGCGAAGCTGACACCAGAGGAAGCGCAGCAGTTTTTTGACTTCCAACATACGGTGAACAAACCCGACCTCGAGCAGCGCCGCGATAGCAATATGCTCACGGTCGGCGGGGTGGGCGTGTCTCCCGAGATGGCGTTGGGCGTCGGCCAGGCGGGGCGGGCGATCGTGGGGGCGGCGAGCGCGGGGGGCGTGGTCGCGGGCGCCCGCGCGGCCGTGGCGCAGGCCTCGCCCGTCGTGAAATATGAACTGGCGAAAAGCGCGTTGACCGCGATGGGGGTGCCCGGACCGCTCGCCGCCGTCGCCGCGATGGGCGTCTCCGGCTATACCGGCCGCGGCGCCAAGACCACGACGGCCACCCCGGCCGCCGCGGAGGCTGCCACGGTCCCTGGCACGGGCACCGCGTGGACCCCGGGCGAGACGCCGCCGATCAACGCGACGTATCGCGTCGTGCGCCCGCCGGCTGGTCCTGAACCGCCGCCTCCGACGACGACCGGCGCGACACCGGGCCCCACGCCGCCGATGCAGACAAGCTATCGCGTCGTCGAGCCCCCGCCGCCGGCGGCGCCGCCACCGGCTCGTCCCCAGACGGCGACCGGCACGAGCTGGACACCCGGCGCGGCACCGCCCGCAGAGCCACCGCCCGCGCCCCCTGCGCCCGTTCAGAGCGCGCCGCCGCCCGTTCAGCCTGCACCGGCTCCCGCGGCACCGCCGGCGCCCGTCACACCGCAGGCCGCGCAAGGCGCCTTGGTGATGGCAGCGGCCCGCGCGAAGATCCCCCTCACGAAGGCGGAGCTCGAGGCGATGGTGCCGCACGTCGTGGCCGGGAACACGCCGGACGACGTGCTCGCGGCGCTCGTGAAACTGCGGCAGGCCCCCGTCGCCTCCCCGGCGGCCGAGGGCGCGGCAGCCCGGCCCGCGCAAGTCGACGTGGCCGGGAATGTCACCCCCTCGCGCAGCCGCCGCGAGATGTCCGCGACACCGGGCCTCACGAAATCGGACGTGCAAGACCTGGGGCTCAATCCCGACCTGCCGATCAAGAAGCTGACGCCAGACCTGATCACCCGCATCATGCGCAATCGGGCGCAGCGGGCCGCGCTCTATCGGAGCGACGCCGCCTACAAGAAGAGTGTCGACGCGATGGCCGCGTCGGAGCGCGACTGAAGGAGTCTTATGAGTGATTCGAACAGGGCGGCGAGCCGCACCAGCCTCACGACCGGCGCCGCCGCGGTGACCGCGATCGGCCCGCATCAACTCAATCGCATTACGGAGGCGCTGGTCACGGTGACCTATCCCGCCGGCCAGACCACGGTGCTCTCCGTGCAGCCGGATGGCACGCTCGAGACGCGGCCGGCGGGCGCGCAAGGGCCGTACGAGCTCGCGCTGCTGAAGGTGGACCGGCTGGTCTACGCGCCCATCGGCGATGCCGGCCCCGTCTTCCTGATGCCCTACAGCGACGAGATTCCGAACGTATGACCGGCTACGCGCAGAGCTGGCCGCTACTGTCGGCGCCCCTGCCGCCGCCACCCGTGATCGTCGTGCGGCCGCCGCTGCCGCCGTTTGATCCGGATACGACCGACCCGGAGACGGGCGCGCCGCTGCCGGTCTACACCGAGCTCCGCGAGGAACCGCCGGCGACGGCGGACGTGCGCTGGTGGCGCGGCGATGCCTGGGGGCTGACGGTGCCGGGACTGCCGCGCGTGCCGGGAGGCGCCGAGGGGCCGGCGCAGTCGCGCGTCCTGACCTACTTTCTCGATCGCTACGGCCAGGGCTGGGAGCAGGAAATCCTCGCGCGCTACACGTCGTATGGCTACACGCACATTTCGCTGTCGCCGCAGGATTCATTCGCCGCCGGCCAGAGCGAAGACGACTATGTGCGGATGGCGCTGCGCTGCCGCGAGGCGGGCCTCTTCGTGCATCACTTGATGCGGTCGAAGTACTACACCCCGGCGATGGGGAAGGCGGTGTCGCGCGACCCGACGCCCAATCGCCTGCGCGACCGCTTCCGCCGGCCGCCACTCCCGAAGCAGCGCAGCGCGCCGCCCGAGCTCAGCACGCCCGATGCGCTGATCGAGCGGCTGCTGTCAGAAGGCGCGATGCAGATCGAGACGCCGGCGTGGGAGATGAACTACTGGAGCCCGACCGTCTGCCGCCAGATGATCGACCACGACGCCGCGCTCATCGGCACGCGCTGCCTGATCATGCTGCACTTCTATCCGCACTACATTTCGTGGCAGGAGAACCACGAGACGCCGACCGACTTCTGGCAGGCGAACTACGGCAAGGTGGACGGCATCTGCTATCAGTGCGATCCGTACTGGACGGCGGGGATGATGGCGGCGCGCGTCACCGACGGCCTCGACCGGCTCGCACCGGGCGGGCTGTGGGGGCTCGGCGACAGCGGGCGCGGCCACCCGATCGACTACGTCGTGTGGGAGACGATCGCGACGTGTCAGTTTAACAACGACGATGACGGCGACGACCGCACCGCCAACGAGGACATCGGCAATTTGAAAGGGTTCGAGTGCGGGAATGCCCCGGGGTTGCTCGTCGCCCGCGGCTACGGCAACGGCGGGCGGCGGCCCGACGGGATGCCGCTCTAGGCGAGGATCTTGTCGAGCGTCATCGGTCGTAAGCCGGATCATCGCCGCGGCGCATCATCTCGAGGACGGCCGGCGCGTCGGTGAAGTACGCGCGCACGTGCTCGATGACCGTGATCGCCGTGCGGCGCGTGTCGCCGGTCGTCCCGGGATGGCGCAGGGCCAACTGCAGCAGCGCGCAGAGCTGAAACGCGGTCTGCGGACGGAGCACGAACTCAATAGGGCCTTGGTGCTCGAGCAGCTCGGCGAGCTCGGCGGCGCCCTCGCGGACCAGCGTCTCGTCGTCGGCATCGTTCATTTCCAGCCTCCAGGG